CTGTAAAGGTGCTAGAGGAAGCAGAGGTAGCTGAAGGAGCGGCAGACTTCTGATGGACTCTAAATTCCTACACCACGAGGAATGTCCGAAGTGTGGTAGTAGAGATAACGTGGCGGTTTACTCAAATGGTGGCCGCCACTGTTTCTCCACTGGCTGTGATTACCACGTAAACGGTGAAACCGGAGAGGAAACACAGGTGTCTACACCAAGCAACCTAAACATGGCAGGCGTTGTCTCAGGCATACCTAACCGTAAGCTGTCAGAGAACACTTGTAAACGCTATCAGGTGACAGTTCAGTACGCCCCTGATGGAACGATAGACGCACACTACTACCCGTACTACGACAAGGACACGGGCGAGCTAGTGGGTGCTAAGAAGCGTGTAGTAAAGACTAAGGACTTCATGTGTTCAGGAACAATGAGCAACGTGGGTCTGTTTGGTCAGAAGCAGTGTCGAGGCACAGGTAAGTACGTAGTGATTACCGAAGGTGAGCTAGACGCTATGTCTGTCTACGAGATGTTCGGACAGAAGTACGATGTGGTATCTCTCAGGTCAGGCGCATCTAGTGCGTCTAAGGAGATCAAGGAGAACTTAGAGTGGCTTGAGGGTTACGATAGTGTTGTCGTGTGCTTTGACCAAGACAAGGCAGGAGAGTTAGCAGTAGAGCAGATCAGAGACTTATTTAGCCCTAACAAGCTGAAGATATGTACTCTACCCCTGAAGGACGCCTCTGAAATGCTCATGGCTAACCGTGTGCAAGAGTTTACACAGGCCTTCTGGGACGCAAAGGTGTACCGGCCTGACGGTATTGTGGCTGGTACGGACACATGGGAGAAGTTGGTCAACAAGAGGCAGGTACAGAGTATACCTTACCCGTGGGACGGACTAAATGAAATCACGAGAGGACACAGACCGTACGAACTGGTCACTATCACCAGCGGTAGTGGTATGGGAAAATCCCAATTCATCCGAGAACTTGAGTACGACTTACTCCAACGCACAGACGCCAACATCGGTGTACTTGCACTGGAGGAGGACGTTGCAACAACAGCACTGGGAATCATGTCGGTGGCTTCATCTAGGCGGCTTCATCTGGAGGAAGACACGCCTGTTGATGACCTTAGACCACACTGGGAAGCAACAATGGGGTCAGGACGTTATTACCTATTCGATCACTGGGGATCAACGTCAGCCGATGAACTTCTATCGCGAGTACGGCACATGGCAAAGGCCTGTGACTGTCGGTACATCATCCTCGACCACCTGTCAATCGTGGTTTCTTCTCAGGAGAACGGGGACGAACGTAAAGCTATAGATGAGATTATGACTAAGCTGCGTACACTGGTGGCAGAGACAGGAATTACGTTGTTCCTCGTGTCGCACCTACGGCGTAGCTCTGGCACAGCACACGAGGACGGAGGCAGAATCAGTCTACAGGACTTGCGTGGTAGCCAGAGTATTGCTCAGTTGTCAGACATCGTTATAGGCATGGAGCGTGACCAGCAGAACACGGACGAGGACATACGTAACACCACGACCGTACGTATACTCAAGAACCGTTACTCTGGCGAGACAGGCCCTGCCTGCTGGCTACGGTACGACAAGTTCACTGGACGTATCCACGAGTGCGCTAACCCTAACCCACCGGAGACTGAGTTTTGAGTTTAGTCTTTTGTGACATAGAAACTGACGGGCTAAACCCCAGTGTCATCTGGTGTGCAGTCTGCCGACACAACGGAGAAAGTGAGGTAATATGTAATGAAAAAGATTTCAAGGATTACGTACAACGTAAAGCGGAAGTTACGTGGGTATTCCACAACGGAATTGGGTTTGATGTTCCTGTCTTGGAGCGTCTTTGGAATTTTACTTTTGACAGGAGCATGGTCACTGACACTCTAGTACTCTCTAGACTCGCTGATCCTAGCCGATCTGGTGGACACTCTCTACGTAACTGGGGAAACATCTTAGGTTTCCCTAAGGGAGACCACGAGGACTGGACAAGGTTATCGCCTGAGATGATCGACTACTGCATCAGGGACACAGAAGTCACTGAGGCTGTGTACAAGCGTCTACAGGTGGAGCTAGACGGTTTTTCTCAGGAGTGTATTAACTTAGAGCACGAGGTTCAGTGGGCCATTCAGGAGCAGGAGCGTAACGGGTGGCTACTGGACCAACGCTTGTGTCACATTCTGTGTGCTAAGTTTAAGGAGCGTATGAATGATATTGAGGAAGAACTCCAGAATGTGTTCCCGCCGATTGTTGAGGAAAGGTGGTCTGAGAAGACAGGCAAACGCCTTAAGGATAAGGTTACGGTATTCAATCCCGGTAGTAGGCAACAGGTGGCAGAAAGACTTGAGGCTAAGGGTGCGGTATGGACGGAACTCACGCCTTCGGGTAGGCCGCAGGTGGACGAGAGGACACTTGAGGAGAACAAACATATACCGGAGGCACTTCTCGTCCTTGAGTACTTACTCTTGCAAAAGCGATACGCACAAGTCTCCTCGTGGCTAGAGCACGTACAAGAAGACGGCAGGGTACACGGTAGGGTAACGACTAACGGTGCTATCACAGGACGTATGACGCACCAGAACCCTAATATGGCTCAGGTACCATCAGTTAATTCTCAGTACGGCAAAGAGTGTAGAGATTGCTGGATTGTACCAGAGGGACGCAAGCTGGTGGGTGTTGACGCTAGTGGACTAGAGCTACGAATGTTAGCTCACTACATGGGAGATGAGGAGTTTACTAATGTCCTACTTAGAGAAGACATTCACACAAGAAACCAAATGGCTGCAGGACTGGAAACAAGACCTCAGGCTAAAACTTTCATCTATGCTTTTCTCTACGGAGCGGGAGACGCCAAGATCGGAAGTATCATCGGAGGAACTTCAAAAGATGGCTACAACCTTAAGCGGCGTTTTTTACGAAACACACCTGCTCTTGAAGACTTACGAGAACGAGTTGGAAAAGCTGCTGGGAAAGGCTATCTTGTCGGACTCGACGGAAGGAAACTCTGGGTCAGGTCAGAGCATAGTGCACTAAACACTTTACTACAGGCGGCTGGTGCAATCGTGATGAAGAAGGCCTTAGTGCTTCTAGACGACTACGCCAGTCAACACAAGATCGACTACAAGTTCATAGGAAACATACACGATGAAATACAATCGGAAGTGGTTACAGAGCAAGCAGAGAAGTACGGCTGGCTTGCAGTCGAGTGCCTCAAGGCGTCTGGTATATCATGCGACCTCACGTGCCCCCTCGACGGAGAGTACAAGGTCGGAACAACATGGGCGGAGACACACTGAGGATATTTTTATGGACTCTTGCAATACTTGTGGTGTTGAACTCACAGAACAAAACTGGAATCCAAGCTGGAAAAAAGAGGGTAGGCTACAGTGTAAAGATTGCAACAACCCTAATCGAAAAAAACACAACCCTGCAAGAATGTGGGTAAACGGGAAATACATTTCCAAAAAGCACCCCTTGTTTAAACCCGGAAGCTACAAGACGTTTGAAGATGCTGCCTTCAGCAGTCTAGCGAAGTACGAACTTAGTCGTGAGGGTCAGGTGTACATCATCACTAACCCTAACTTCAGAGACTGGGTGAAAGTAGGAATGGCTGTAGACTCAGAGGACAGACTCAATGGCTATCAAACGTCTTCACCCTTCAGAGACTACGCGCTGTACAAGAGTTGGCCTGTGTCTGACCGTAGGTCTGCTGAATCAGAGGCACACACGTACCTAGAGAAGACCTTTGACCGTAAGGGTGAATGGTTTAAATGCACACCAGAGGAGGCAGAAGCTGCCATTGCTGGTCTAATGGAGTCTCATAAATGAGCATACACACACTAATAGACGACATATACAAGGTAGTCGCATCTAAAGACGTACCCGAAGGTGTTGATCTAGAAGCTGAGGTAGAACGCTTTGGTGAAAACTGCAAGCGTCTTATGACTAACCTGTTCACAGAAGAACGTGACGGACGGAAGCTACGTATGTCTAACATAGGTAGAGACGACAGGTACCTCTGGAACGCAGTGAACAACCCTGACGTACAAGAAGAGATGACACCTAACACGTACGTCAAGTTTATGTACGGGCATCTGATTGAGGAGATGCTGTTGTTTCTCACTAGGCTATCAGGACACGAGGTTACCGATGAACAAAAGCAATGTGAAGTCGCAGGCATTAAAGGTTCTATGGACTGCAAAATTGACGGGATTGTCACTGACGTTAAGTCTGTTTCGTCTTATGGGTTTAGGAAATTCAAGGATGGCAGCCTCGCTCTGGATGATCCGTTTGGATATGTGGCTCAAATTAAAGGATATGCACACTCCGAAGGAGAAACAAAGTTCGGATGGTTAGCAATGGACAAACAGAACGGTCACTTGACGTACCTCATGTACGACTCAGAGGACACTCAGGCTCCCATCTACGACAAGATTTCTTACGACATAGAGGAGCACATTGAAAGAGTAAAAAAGCTCGTAGAGCAACCGGAAGCACCAGAGCACTGCCACGAGACCGTACCAGATGGCAAAAGTGGAAATCAAAAGCTCGCAGTCGGTTGTTCATATTGTCCTTACAAGCATACTTGCTGGCCCAACGTAAGAACATTCCTGTACTCAAGTGGGCCAAGATACTTAACAGAGGTGGTCAATGAACCGAAGGTCGCAGAAATCCAAGCTAGGTAGCTTTAGATCGGAGTTTGAAAAAGATGTCGCAACGCAGTTACAACCATTTGGCTTTAGCTACGAACCTTTCCAAGTGCCTTACGAGATACCACGTAAGTACACCCCAGACTTCGTGTACGAAGACAACAGAGGACGGGGCTACCTCATTGAGTGTAAAGGATACTTTAGAGCAGGAGATACGCAAAAGTATAAAGCGGTCTCTAAGTCACTACCGTGGACGCAAGAACTCATATTTGTGTTAATGAAGCCTAACCAAAAAGTGAGTAAAAGTACCAAACTTACTATGGCTGAATGGTGTGACAAACACGACATCCTATGGTATACTATAGACACACTAAAGGAGTTGGTTGATTATGTCTCTGACACTAGAAGAAATTAAGGAGCGTCTGTTGCGGTTCTACGATCCTGACGATCTTCTTGAATCCCTTCAGATTACTTCAGAAGAAATACTGGATAGGTTTGAGGACAAACTAATCAACAGACTAGAAAAGTTTGAAGATGACCTAGAGGAGGAAACCTATGAGTATTGATACAGCAAAGCCGGACGAGTGGGACAAGCTGTCTAAAACTACTTTTGGTAAGCTGTACCACCCTCAGGATAAGCACAACCCAGTGACGCAGCCTGACCACTACAACAGGGGAGCTATAGAGGCAATAGAAGCAATCAAGGCGTCTATGCACCCGCAGGAGTACAAGGGCTACCTCAAAGGCAACTGCTTGAAGTACCTGTGGAGGTACGAGTACAAGAACGGGATAGAGGACTTACGCAAGGCTAGGGTGTACCTAGAGTGGTTAATCAAAGAGGTGGCTTTATGAGTGCCATCTTTGATCTGGAACAACAGATGTTAGACTTCGCAAACGTGACTAAGGACATCGACCTAGTAACTAGATACTTCCTAGACTCATCAGAATGGAATGACCACATCAGCCCGAAGGCGACTGACGCTATGATCAACAAGTACTTTGCCATCAAGGAACTGTACGAGATCAAGTTTGATGAGGTGTGGGAAACCTTTGACCAAGTATGTAAGGAGTATCACAAGAGAGGTAAAAATGAAAGTAATTGACGGTAAGTTTGGAGCAAAAACAGAAGAGAAAGAAATAAACACGGCTGAGTTCTTGGCAGCTTTTGCTGAAAAGGCTAAGTTACAGGAAGAAGAAGGTAAGAAACCAAAGGTAGTTGTGGTCATGTACGAGGACGGTGAGATGTTCGAAGTAGCGTCCAACGAGCAGTACCCTGACGGGGTGTACATGCTACTACAGTTATCGGCACAAGCAATCATTAATGAAACACTAGGAGTAACAGAATAGATGGATGCGTATTACGTTTACGTTTACAAAGAGGGGGCTGACGTTGTGTACGTTGGCATGGGACAGAAAGGACGCGCTTGGAACTGTGGGTACATGAAAGGAGAGACAGAGGAGAGACAGGCGTGGAAAAATAAACAGATGGAAAAGGGTAAACTACCTTGTGACTGGGTAACTGTTGTTGAGCGTGGTTTGTCTAAAACAGAAGCAAAAGAGCTAGAAGAATTTATGATAGCAGAAATTAAGCCAAGGCTTAACAAGCTTCATAATCCAAAGTACGACCACAGGAGAATACCTCTGGATTTAAAGAAGATTAAACAACTAAGAAAAGCAGGGGTGTCCTACGCTAAGATCGCCTTAAAGCTAGGTGTGTCTACCATGACGGTTTATCGACAGTGTAACAAGGAGGCAGCATGAGTAATAAAATGGATGCTTATATGCAGTATATCCATAAATCTAGGTACGCTAGGTACTTGCCTGAAGAACAGCGCAGGGAAACATGGGAAGAAACAGTCAACCGTTACGTTAACTACTGGGTAGACCGTGCTGACCTGAATGACTTTGAAGTGTCAGAGATATTCAAGTCAATACACGACCTAGACGTAATGCCTTCGATGCGAGCACTGATGACAGCAGGTGAAGCACTCGACCGTGACAACGTAGCTGGGTTTAACTGTAGCTACCTGCCTATAGATCATCCTAAGGCGTTTGACGAACTGATGTACGTCCTACTTTGTGGCACAGGCGTAGGCTTCAGTGTTGAACGGCAGTACATCTCTAAACTACCTGAAGTTGCAGAGGAGTTCCATGAAACAGACACAGTTATTAATGTTGCGGATTCAAAAATCGGATGGGCGAAATCGTTTAGGGAGTTGGTATCACTGTTGTACTCAGGTCAAGTTCCCAGATGGGACACAAGCAGAGTACGACCTGCAGGTTCCCCGCTCAAAACTTTCGGAGGTCGTGCAAGTGGTCCAGAACCTCTGCTTGACTTATTCAGATTCACAGTGGAACTCTTTCGGGAAGCTGCTGGAAGAAGACTTACGTCCATTGAATGTCACGATCTTTGCTGTAAGATCGCACAAATAGTGGTCGTAGGCGGGGTACGCAGGTCAGCGTTAATTAGCCTCAGCAACCTCACGGATGACCGCATACGGCGCTGCAAGTCTGGTCAGTGGTGGGTAGATAATCCCCAGCGTGGACTAGCGAACAACAGTGCGTGTTACACTGAGAAGCCTGACTTCCCAGCCTTTTTAGACGAGTGGAAAAGTTTATATGAGTCCTACTCAGGAGAACGAGGAGTGTTCAGCAGAGTTGCTAGTCAGAAGCAAGCTGCAAAGAACGAC